CTCCGACTCCGATTGTGCCGTTACCAGACCCTTGACTGTCAGTTCCTTCAGGTTGTTGAGATACTCCACTAGGTTGTCCCATTCCTTGCTGTTGATTAGGGGCGACAGCATCTTCGCCTGCTCCTTGTTGTACATTAGGCATCATTCCTTTTAACATTTCAGCGTATAGTTGTGCTTCGTTTGCATCATTGACCAATGTATCAGGGTCAATATCTTGTGCTATCGCAAGTTCTCTTATCAAGTTTGGTATCTTTATAAAAGGTGCAAGCATAGGATTTGATACGGTCTGAAGCAATGCAGTCAATCTTTGTGTGCGTACTTCTTTTTGCATGACTGCTGCAACCCCACGAGGTTTTATTTCAAGATCCCCTTTTATCTCCCCCAAGTCATCGTTGAACTGCATATTCCATTGAAACAAAGATTCACCTAACGGTTTCAGTAAATGATCATCTATGTTTTTTATAACTGTTTTCATAGCTAATCCTGCTGATCCCATCAACATGGATAAGCCTGCAGCCGTTCTACCAGTCCCTGTTACTCCTGTTTGTCCGTGCAGTATGGATGGTATACCTGTATCTTCATCTGCAAGTTGTCTTGATATCTGATACATCTGTATGTTCTCTGGTGCAGTGTTTGGAAACTTCAATCCGTTAATTGCTGTACCAGTCACACCAGACTGTCGTCTGAATATCTTACCGGGGAATATATCCATGTTTTGACCGGGGACTAAGCTTGCTTCATCTACATCAAATACAAGATTACCTGCTAACGCTAAGTTGTCAATAGCCATACGGTAGTGACCATTCATTAATTTTTGTGAGTATTCCATGTTTTCTGCAACACCCACACCCCATATTTGATAGGGATCTATCTCAAACGGAAAAGCTTGAAATGGTATTCTGGCAGGTGTAAATGGATTCATTACGCATCTGATAACCATACCACCACACACCCAAACATTGACTTGAATTTGATCAAACTCTGACATTTGATTAGCACCCTCTAATGCTACTTCACTAGCTAGTTTTTTATCAATTACACCCCAATATTCAAGAACTTCATATCTATTTTCTTGGTAATAAGGTTCGGTATCATCTTCACGTATGGTATCTTCGTAGTATTTATCTTCGTAGTTAGGACCTTTTGCAAGACACTCTTCTATAGCTGCTGCATCAAAGTATGGTCGTTTAACAAGACCACGAAGTTGTATTCTATTCATACGATGTCGTTGTATGACGTACTCACAATCTTCTATGCTTGTTGCAGATGGATCAGGATGAAAGTCCCAAAGCGATACATACTCAATTCGTGGCATGACTTTCTCATACGGAGAGTATTCTTTTTTACCAGTATCAGAGTTCATCTCCCAGTTGTGTACACGTTTGTAGAAATTAAGTGGGCCTTTAACTATTCCTGTCCCAAGTAATGCTGATTCAAATATGGCTTTACGAAAAACATTAACAGCGTTGCTGTCCATAAGTTGATCGTGAATACATTTTTCCATATTCATTGCCATTTTTTGTGCAGGTTTTAATTGAGGTTCGCCTATTTTTGCAGGACCTGATGCTAACATATCAGGAAACTCTTTACCATAAGTTCCTAACTTATGTGGTTCTCGTGCAGACATAGCTCCGGGCATCAACTCTCTTCCGTCACCTTCAAATCCATACGGATCAGATATAGGTTCAGGTTCATCGAGTGGTGTCTTTTTGTGAGCAAACTCCTCTATACCTTCAGGCATAGGAGTTGGCTCTACAACAAGAGGAAATTTTTTGTTGCTAAATAATATGTCTACAATTTGTCCGTACGCTGCAAGAACTTTAGTTTTGGTTATCTTAATAAATACTCTTGATCTTTCAGAATCACGGTATTGTGTTGTAGAATCATATATACCTTTAAAGTTTTTATAAGATTGTAACCACTTGAGTTCATGGTTGCGTCTACCGTTTTCTGCGTCTTCAAACTTAGTTTTAACGAACCCTGCCAATCCGGGCATTTGCTCTTCTGGACTATTTATAGGTACAGGGGTATCGTCATCAGGTTGAAGAAAACTCTCATCAGCCATTAGTCTACTCTTATGTTATATTAATTAAATCCACCAGTATAATTTCTGTCATCAGCCATGTTAAAAAGTGAAGCTTCGACAGTTGGCTTGGTTTGTTTCTTTGGCATATCTACTTGTAAAGCATCTGGATTTACTTCAGTTGAAAATTCCATGCCTTCTCTGTATAACTGCTGTGAACCCTCTGGATTGTCGATAGTTACTTTATCTGAACCCATGATGTAAGCTGCACCGTAGTTATAATTGCCTGTTGTTTTATTAGCCATTATTGTCTCCTTATCTATTGGTTGCTCTTTCGACAAATCCACGAACGCCTGAACTTGCCTTTTTCTTAGCTCTCGCTAAAAACCTTTCTCTTTGAGCTTCATCACTCAAAGGATCACTTGGATCACGTCTCGGTAATTCTGATGGGTCATACATTTCTGTTGTCCCTGTTAGTCTAGGATCATCTCTGTATATTTGTTCTTCTTGAGATGTATCCATTTGGTCTATGCCACCAAAACGTTTATCAATATCTTGTCTTGCAAAACCTCCTATCTCATCTACATTTGTAGAAGAGGATGGAAATACAAATCC